TCAAGGGACCGGACAAACAGGTCGACCTTCGACACGGACAACGCTTGCGAGCCGACGTTCTCGTGACCGAGGAGTAGGAAGTCGGCGAGGACGGTCATCGCGATCCGCTGGTCATACCTTCCGATGATCGCGTCGGTGTCGAACTGGCGGCGTCCGCCGGTCGACAGAAGTTTCAGGTCGTACGCCGGGTTCCCGGTCTCCGGGTCGTAGGCGAGAGGGAAGACGATGCCCTCCTGCTCGTCACGCTTGACGTTGCGGACGATCTGCTTGATGGCGTCGAGCGCGGCACGCTCCTCGGCGGTCGCGGCGTTCGACAGGAGTTGCGGCGGGACGAGGGCGACGGGGAGACCGGCGAGGTCACGCTCAATGCCGATCGCTTCGATCTCTTGGATGCGCCGCTTGTAGTACCACGGCACAAAGGCGTTCCGCAGGATGGAACGGCCTTGCGGGTTGTTGAGTTTCGAGGTAGTGCGGAAGAGCAGGCACTTCTCGATCGGCAGAAAGGTGACGCCTTTCTTCACGGAGTTGGGGTCCACCTGATACGCGCCTCGGATGCCGCCGTTCGCGTCGAGGTCCCAACGGTCGATGGTCTCCTGCGAGCGGGTCGGAAGTTTCCTCCATCCGATCCTGCCGTCCTTGAACTTGGAGCGGGTGCGCGGGTCTTTCGTGAATCCCTGCCGCCGCTTATAAACGATCTCGTGGTACGAGTAGCCGTAGACGAGGAAGCCCATGATCGCGGCGAGGGTGTCGACCCACGAGGTACTCATGTCGGTGAGACATGACGACACGAACTCGGCTTCGGCTATGGCACGCTCATCGTCGTCGTCGGCAGGCTCAACGGACCAGTCGACTGCGCGGATAAGCATCTCGATGGCGTGGAGCATCGCACCGACCACGGGGTCGTTGTCAGCCATCTCCCGGAAGTTGGCGAATGCCTGCTTTCCTCGGAGTTGCCGTAAGAAGTCCTGCTGAATCTCGCCGCCGAACTGATGAAGACCGGACGAGCCGATCTCCATGAAGTCCGTCGATGAGGGGCGAGCCTTGCTCAGCGGGTCAGTCGGGGCGGTCTCCACGAGGGGACAGGGTAGCGCATCGCCGTCGTCGGAGGGTGTTGGTCACACAGCCCACCCCGGGAGAGCGGATGCTCTCAACCGGGGCAGACCTGCTGTGTGTCGTCGGGCAGACTATCAGCCGGGGACGGTGCCGCGCGTGGTGGGCCGGTATCCGTGCGCGGTCACTTGCGGGACACAGGCGCGGCAGGCTTCGATCCACCGGGGCGAGAAGACGCTTCGGTTGTCGTGGTGGCCGTCGAGGGCGAGATGCTCAAGTTCGTGGTGCGGCGTCTCGCGCAGACAGTTGTCGCAGAAACTTACGATTCCCCGATTCATGCCGTGCCGGTCCCGTTGTCGAGAATCTCGGTGGGCGGGAAGTGCGCCGGGGTTGTCTCCCGGGCGTAGGCGTAGCAGGTGACGATCGAGCCGCCGGAGCCGACGTCCGCCTTCGCGGGCCGGAGGACTTTGCCCTCCCGATAGCCGCGCTTCTCAAGGGTGGACTTGCGGGTCGGCGCGAAGGGCGCGAACTGGCCGGTGGCGTCCCCGTTCTCGTCGAGGATCATCCAGCAGGTGCCGTAGCGCCCGTTGATCCTTTTAGCGCGAACCCAGTTTCCGTCGAGGTCGAAGAGGGCGGTGAACTCGGCGAGGCCACCGTTCTCGACGATGTCGGCCTGAAGGCGGGCGACTCGTGCGTTGATGCCGGACGCCCATTGGGAGAGCGCGCCGTCGGTGTCGCACCGCTCGAAGGAGGCGTACGCCTCGGCGTCGTGTGCGGCGGCTTTCTCGCGAAGCCGGGTGGCCGCTTCTGCGGCGGTCATGGTCGGTTCGGGCATCGCCCGGTTAGCGGCGTTCACGACTCCACCTTCCAGATCGTGCCGACCGAGAAGTTGCGGGTGCCGAAGTCGCTTTCGTACACCGGAAGCCACGACTCGGCTTCTTCGCGGACCGTGGCGTCCGTGGAGGTGAGGGCGGCGCGGCTGAATGGCAGTCCGCCGTGGAGTATCTCGACAACGTGGGTCGTGTTGTCGAAGAGGCCGTCCGGGTCGTCGATGACGATGCCCTCGAAGGCTTCGCTGTTTGTGGTGGTGGTGGTCATGGTGGTTTCTCCTTGTGGTTGGTGGTTGGTCAGTCGCGGTTGGTGATGATGTGGAAGGCGACGTCGAAGCGCCCGATGGCTCCGGCGTTCACGCGGGTCCAGTTGAAGTCGGGGCGGACGCCGTACTCGGAGCAGAGAAACAGGGCGTCCCCGGCGCGGAGGATCGAGGGCATCTTCCAGCCGATCCACTCTGCTTCGAGGCGGAGAGCCTGCTTGACAGCGGCGCGCTTGGCGGCGGTCGCGGTGGCGGTGGTGTGGGTGGTGGTCTTCGTCATGCTCTCAGTTTAGGGCGACGAACCCCCCGCGTCAACCTTTATCCGGGATTTTTTCCGGTATGGCCTAGATGGTCCACGGTGAGACCTGCTCCAATGAGGCGGGCACCACAACCGGCGCGGCCTTCGCGCCGGTGATCATCAACTCGGTCATGCCCCACACGAGGGCGTCGATTCTGTCCGGCGACGGGCCAGACGGAACCCACTCGCACATCTGATCCTCCAACTGTTGAAACATGCCGACATGGTGAATCTTCGCCTGCTCGTACATGGCGGCGATCGGTTCTGCCCGGGCGTACTTGCCACGCGAGGCGGTCACCATCTTGATCGGGACGGTGTCGTCCACGGTGGCGAGAGTGTGCCGCACCATGTCGCCACCCTGATTCGCTTCAGCGACGACGCGGTCAGCGCGGTGCCGGTAGTAGGCGGCGATCGTCGCGGTGCCCCACTCGTGCGGTGAACCTTGAACGGTGTCATCGGACAGGACGTATCCGTGGCCGTCCACACCGAGGCCCACAACGACGATGCCGGTTTCGTTGCCGTGAGAACTGGCGGCGGGGTCCACGGCGACAACGATCCGCTTCATGTCCGGCGGTCGAGAGGTGCGGGTGTCGTCGAGTGTCTGCCGCTTCCAGAGGGCACCCTCGACATCGGCGAGAAGTTCGGCGTGAAGTTCCTGCCGTCCAATGCGCGTCCCCTCGTAGCGTTCGCGCATCTCGTCGATGAAGTGCTGTGACAGGTTGCCGATGTTGTCGTAGGTGGAGCCGGTGGTGACGGCGACATCCTGCCGGTCGAGCAGTTGCTTGATGAGTGCCGTCGGCCTCGGGGTGGTGGTCGCGACGACGCGCGGGTTCTTGCCGATGCGGAGGCCAAACATGAGTTGATCCCAAGCGTCCGGGTACCGCCACGCCGCAACCTCGTCTGCCCACGCGAGGTCATGGTTCGGTCCTCGAAGCCGGTCCGGTTCCTCTGCCGAGTACGCGACCGCCATCGCACCGTTCGGCCATGTCAGCCGCCGCTTAGAACCGATGTAGGTGGGGCGGTCACCGTTCGGTGAGATCGACAGGATGCCTGAGTCGCCCTCAATCATTGTGTCGCGGACGTCGGCGGCGGTACGACCGACAAGGGCGATGCGGCCCGCCTGCCCCGTTCTAACCTGCTCCCTGATCCACTCGGCCCCGGTCCGCGTCTTGCCGAAGCCACGACCCGCGAGGATCAGCCAGACACGCCAGTTCCAGTCGGGCGGCTCCTGCGCCGGACGACGAAACACCCGCCAGTCGAACCGCAGACTCTCCGCCTGCTCGACGGTCAGCCCGGCGACATAGTCGCGCGCCTGCCCGGACGCGACGAGACGCTCAAAGAGGCTTCGCTGGTCGTCATTCATCGCCGTCCGCGTCGCCAACCTTTTCGATCTGGTCGACACGGGCGAGCAGTTCCGACACAAAGTCGATCTCGATCGCGCCACCGTCCGCGCCGGTCACCTCGGTCTTGCGTGGCGCGTCAAGCCCCCACAGGTCGGCGCGACGCTTCTCGATCCGCAGAGCCTCATTGACAAGACTGATCTCGCCTTCCTCGATCTGCTTCATCACCCGCTTGAGGAGGAGGTCGAGACGCTCCGACTGGATGAGACGCTGTTGCTCGATCGACTCCACCGGGAACCGTTGAGCCGCCGCATCGTACGCCCGCTTCGCCCCCGACGAGTCGGCGTACCCGACAGCACGGGCGATCTCCTCGAATGTCATGCCGAGGGACCGCAGTTTCCAGACCTGCGTGTACCGCTCGACGGTTTCGGGTGGAATCTGTTTCATAGGGCGTCTCCCGTTGAGAGCCTAGCGTTGAGAGTTACAGGGCGAGCATCTGCTCGGTAACGAGGATGTCCGCGTTTATGTGGGCGTCGGTTGTGTTGTCGACCTTCTGTCCGTCAACCCATGTCCGGTTGAGCATCGGGTGGGTCTCGTCTTCGGGGCCGTGGTCGGTGTCGGGGTGGTATGCGACGACGTTGAGTTCCTGTCCGGAGTCGGCGGTGTGGAAGGAGTGGACGACGCCTTGCGGGATGATCCAGATCATTCCGGGGAGGAGGTCGAGTTTGGTTCCGTCACCGTCGATACAGTATCCGGCTCCGTTTGCGATAGCGCCGCACCGGATGGAGGGGTGGGTGTGGGCGGTCTGGTGGATGCCGGGCGGGAAGTGGAGAAGGTTGAGGCACGGGTCTTCAAACTTGGGTGGGGCGATGATGAGACTGTCCGAGCATCCGTCGATGTAACGGAGTCGTCCCTTCGGTTCGATGGGTCCGCCGAAGGTGCGGAGCGGCGTGAAGGGTGAGGTGTGGATCGCGACGACGCGGGTGCCGGGCGTGAAGGTGAATCCTGCTGGTGCGGGGACCGAGAAATACTCGCCCTTCTTGAGGTGGATGATGCCGTGCCGGTCGGTGATCGCGACGTTCCCCTCGGTGACGTAGCCGATGAATGCGCCGGTGGTCTCGGGCGGGTTGGCGATGGTCCCGGCCTTGTGGTCGTCGGAGAAGTTCTCGAAGCCGTACACGGTGGATCGGCGGACGATCCCTGAGGGCAGGGTGTCTTCGACGGTGACGAGCGGCCCGAAGTATTCGGTCCATGTCGTGAAGCGGGCTGTTTCGTTCATAGGGTCACTCCATAGCGGTCGGGTGTAAATCGCGGGTCGAGGTCGGACACTACCCGCCAAGCGTTAGCGTAGCCTCCGACGTCTCTGGCGCGCAGGGAGAAGAAGCCGCTGTTGCCCTCGAACTCGCCGTGGATGGTTCCGTAAATCCACGGGGTTGGGATGTCGACCGAGGCGAGATACTCCCAAACGTGATGCTCCCGCCAGTCGCGGATCGGGTGAAACGATAAGCCGGTCTTGTTCTTGTAAAGGATGCGCGGCACGGAGTTCTCCTCGGTGCGGCGTCCGAAGGCGACGAGGTCATGGCCGTTCGTCTTGGCGTGGACCGCGACGGTCTTCTGTTGACGGGCGGCGTATGAGGCGGATCGTGCGGCAGAGTCGTCCGTGAAGATGATGTGGTTGCGGCGGCGAAGCCAGTCGTCTGTGAGTCGACGGTAGAAGTGGATGTTGAGTCCGAGGCGTGCCGCCTGCTCACGGATGTCGTCTTCCTGCCGCTGATAGTAGAAAGAGACTTCGCAGGCTCCGTCGGTGACGCCGTGCTGTGCCATCAGGTGCGCGACGACGAGGGCGTCCTTGCCACCCGAGTAGGCGACGGTCGGGTTCTGACACTCTGAGAGCGCGTGCCGGATGCGGTTATGCGCCTGCTCTACAAGTACGTCGAGATCAGTCATTGTCGTACTGGGTGACAGCAGGCTTCCACGCTTCCGAGAAGTCACCCTCGCCACGGAGGACGGTCTTCTTGCCGTGGGCCATGAGTCGCTTGACTTCCTCGGCTTCCATGCCGACGCGCTTCTCGATCTCCTCGGGCGAGCATCCGAGGTCGATGAGTTCGGTCACGATGTCGGCCATCTTCAAGACGGCGTGAGCGCCGCGCGCCCGGTTGTGTCGGATGGTGGACATCCTCTGCTGTGCCGGGTCCGGGGTGACGCGCACCACGGGGACGACGCCGCCGGTCATCGCCTGAATGTCTTTGTCGGTGGAGCCGAGAGTCCACCGGTGGAAGCCGTCGACGATCTCGCCGTCGGGCCGAGCGACGATCGGCTGAGTCCATCCGTCCTCAATGATCGACTGCTTGAGCAGTTTCATTTCTGTCTTGGCGACATGATTCGGGTTATAGGCGTTAGCGCGGAGCGTGGTCGGGTCGACCCACTCCACGTTCGCGATCGGCTGTCGGTCAACTGATGATGTCAAGGTTTCCCTCCGTTCGTAGGCGGTCGAGTTCGGCATCGTACTCCTCGCGAAGACGCGCGGTCTTAGCGGCACCGGGGACCATCATGAGTTCGTGGCGCATCTTGACGTCGCCGAGGATGATGATGCGGATAAGCGACCGCCATGACAGTCCTGTCCGTGGATGCTCGGTGTAAGGCAGGATCGGCTCTGACGTCGAGTTCTGATGGCGGCGGATAAGACGTTGCGCCTTCTTCGCCATTGTGGTCCTCATCGCCGGATCGTCGTACGACTCGATCGCCTGCCGGACAAGGTCGCGGTAGGTCTGCCCCGGTTGAAGGGTCGGCATGACGTCATTGAGGGATGTGCCGTCGCTCGCCCCCACGAAACTCTTGCCGTAGAGCGCGGTCCGAGAGTAGAGGGCGGCGGTGCGGGCGCCGGGGACACGGTCGAGCATCTTGTCCCACAGGTCCGGTGCGAGGATTTGCCATTGGTAGAGGGACCGGGATGGCTCCTCGCCGAACGGGGTGCCGATCCTCTGCTGATTCTTAGAGAGCATCATCGCCTCGAACTGGTCGTAGACCTGCGAGTAGTCCCATCCGAACTTCCGGACGGCGACCCAAATGTCGTCATCGGTCCAGTCAAACACCGGGTATGCCTTCACGCACCATTTAGCGTTCGAGAAGGGGTTGAGCCAATGATCCCAGTCGCCCTTCTGTGACGCGAAGATTCGGCGGCGCATCATCGACTCTGCCGCCCGGATGCCGAGAAAGACGGCGCATGTCTTCTTGCCGTAGTTCTCCTTCTGCCAGTCGTGGAAGAAGTACGGTCCGAGGGTGGCGAGGGTCCGCCTCTCCTCGATGTCGTGCGACGGATACCACGGAGTGTTCTCCGCGATGTTGGTTGCTCCTGCCGGGATGTCCTTCACCCACAGGTGTCGGACCTCGTCGCCCCACGGATACCAGTCGGGTGACGACGCGGAGCAAGCGTTCCGCTGTTTGACCGGGATACAGTACCAACGGAGGTCTATCGGCAGTTTCTCGATACAGCGGTAGACGTAGTCCTCGGTTGCGGGGTCGACGATCTCCTCGTCGAAGTAGACGACCTTGATCGGCTCCTTCATGCCGATCGCCTCTCGCGCGTCGAGGACAACTTGAAGGGTGACGGTTGAGTCTTTGCCCGCCGAGAACGAGACGTAGTAGTCCTCGAAGGTTTCTAGGACATAGATGGCCCGCTCAACTGCCGCCTCGTAGACGTTCTTGCCGAGACCCTCCCGTCCCCACCATTGCTTCGACGGTGCCCAGTCCGGCGTCTCAGGCATAAGAGGCGACGACGGCGACGAGGGCTTCTCCGGTGGTGGCGAACCTGCCGCCGTCCACAAGCGACTTCAGTCGCGCCATCACCTGTCGACGTTCGTCGGCGGACACCAGAACTTGAAGGGTGACCATGTCGCTCTCGTTGATGTCGAGCGGTTCTTCGTCGCGCCATGACAAACCTTCGCCGGTGGCGAGATCGTCGAGGAAGCCGTCGAACTGGTCGCGGGTCGTCGACTCAAGCATCCGCTGAATCTCCTCGTTGGAGAAGGATGCCGCCTCCCACAGTTCGGGATCGGTGATGGCGGCGTTCTTGACGAAGGCGATGAGTTCGTCGTCGTCGAAACGTCCGAGGTCGGCGATCCGGTTGTCGGCGAGCGCGAAGGCTTGCGCCTGCTCCGGGGTGAGGTCGGAGGCGTCGACGGCGGCGACCGTTTCCCATCCGAGTTCCCGTGCCGCTTGAAGCGTGTGGTTTCCGGCGATCACAACCTGCTCATCGTTCTCGACTCTAAAGACGATCGGCTTGAGTTGGCCGAAGGTTCCGAGACTCTTTTTGAGCGCTTCGATGTTTCCTCGGCGCGGGTTGAGTGGCAGTCCGGTGAGTCCTTCGACGGGGACGGCGAGGTCTTGTAGTTGGTTGGCTATCTTCGACATGGCGGCGAGTGTAACGCTCTGCGCCGAGGGAATGTGTTATCGGTTGCGTCGCTTACGGTAGAGTCGCCGCTCGTGTACGACCTGCCCACCGCGCCTCCTCCGCCGGGGCCGTGGATCGACAACGGCGCTTGTCGCGGTGAGCCGCTTGAACTGTTCTTCCCGCCGTCCGGCAGAAGGCCGACGATCGCCTTAGAGATTTGCGGGCGATGCCCGGTCCGGACCGACTGCCTTGAGTACGCGCTAGCGAATCATCAGCATTGGGGAGTGTGGGGCGGGATGACCGAGCGTCAGAGGTTCGACGAGAAGCGTCGCCGCCGCGAGTAGTGATGTCACGGCATCACGACAGCATCGGTGTCGATCTCGGATAGCGGGATCGTGGCTCTCGTGCCGGTCGCGAACTGAACGCGGGCCTTCTTGGTGCGGACGCCTCGCTTATCTTTCGGTCGCCACGCGATGAGTGTTGCGAGACGGACACGGTCTCCGTGAGTGACCTTGACCTGTCCGCGCGCCTTCGCGAGGGCAAACATCCGATGATCGAGCGGGGTGAGTTCTGCGTTCACGATCACTCTCCGTTCCATAACCGAAACGCTGGAAGACATGGGTCGTCACCGGCGTCGATTCGCTCCGCCTCTGCCTCCGAGACGAGCGGCACCGAGCCATGCTCGGCGCAGAAGGGAAGCACCCAGTTGTTTTCGATCCCGGCGTCGTACCACTCCTCAAAGGTCAACCGGCGACGGCGGAGCGTTTCGATCTCCGCCGCCGCACGGCGACACAACGAGTAGAGACCGTCTAGCGGGTCCGGGCTACGAAGCCGTTGAACGATGTCGTCACTTTGAGGCACGACGGAAGATGCCGATGCGCTTCGGTGCGGCGGGCGGGTCTGCCGGGGTGAGGCGGTTCTCGACTCGGGTGATCTCGCGCATCATTCGGGCCTCCATCTTGCCGACCTCGTCGATGAGTTTCTGAAGGCGATGCTGAAGCGCCTGAACCTCATGGTCGTTGGACGTCGCGCCGATCTCCTGCGCCTCGACGAGAGTGCTGAGTTGTGACGGGGTCAGGTCGGCGATCTGCTCGCGGACACGCTTCTCGATCCGGGACACCGTCGTCGAGTGGATGCCGACGACGTTCGCGACCTCTTGCTGGTTGAGTGGGCGTCCGTTTTGGAGTCCCCACCGGAGGGTCATGATGTGACGCTCTTGCGGGTCGAGCATCTGAAGGATCGCGCCTGCGTTGTCGGGGACTTCGACGGTCACCTTGCGGCGTGAGTAGGTGCGCTTACGGTTGGTCATTGGTGCCTCCTCAGGCGTGGTGGTTGTAGGTGTAGTGGGTCTCGGAGCGGCGCGTCATGCGGACCCGCTTCGGGAGTTTGAGTTCGTCAACGATCGAGCGTCGGGCGTGCGACAGAGTCGTGTACGCCGACACGGATGACTGACGAACTACGTCGACCGGCGTGCTTACTTCTGGCGCGTCCGGCTGAGTGACATGCTCGGTCTCGACGACGTCGCGTGTCACCATCCACGCCCCTCCGGGGGCGTCGACCTTCTTGATCTCCCATCTGGTTTTCATGGGTCTCCTTATAGGGGGTTGGGTATGCGGTCCTTCTGGTTGTCTAGGACGAGAAGATTTGAGCCGACGAACTTAACGCGGAACGTTATGTCTGCCGTCTCAAACTCGAGCCACGATCCGGGGCGCACAAGGTTGCTCTCCGATAGCGCCGTTACAGCGTCCGCTGGGAAGCGGTCGAGGGTGACCGGGGTGGTGAAGGCGGCGATCGCACCTTCGCCGTCGAGGCGGGCTTCCAGCCCGTCCGCGTCGAGGATGTCGAGAAGCGTGCTTGTCCACGGTTCGGCGGCGGAAGGGTGGCGATGTCTGCCGACGTAAATGTTGGCGGCGATCAGCCTCATGCGGGCACCGCCATCTTGAACCGGGTGGCCTTGGAGACGTACGGCTCACCGGTGGCCGAGTCGATGAGGTGAACTTCCGTTCTGCCTCGATAGTCGACGGACACTTGCGAAACGACGCCGACCCTCGGATCGTTGTAATCGTCGTGGCGATACTCGACGGCGTCGCCCGGGATGAGAAGCGCGGCGGACTCGACCATCAGATGACCTTCGTGGCTCCGGCGGTCGTCCACTCGTCGCGGAACATTCCGGCGCGGTAGGCGGTCTCGCCGAGGTCTTCGCAGTAGACGTCTTCCATCTGGCCCTTGATCCAGTAGTTCATGCCGCGCTTGAAGCCACGGGTCACCGTGTAGGTGTCGCGAGTCGCGATGTATTTGACACGGACCTCGTAGCCGGAGCCGCAGGGCAGAGTCACTTCAACGCCTTCGTCGTCGTGGCCGTAGAACTTACGTCCGCCCGAGATGGCGAGGACGTTCATGGTTCCGATCTGGCGGAGCAGGGTCTCGGCGACTTGACGAGCCTCGTCTTCGGTGTAGATGGTGAATGAGTCGGTGGTCATTGTGGTCTCCTTCTGGTTCGGTGTATCTCCCACGCCTCAGAGTATAGGGCGCTCACCGAACCGACACAACACCTAACGCGGATTTTTTCCGACTACCCGCTGACCGACTTTCTGACGTTCGCGGCGATGGTCCGGAGCGCATCGAGTTGGGCGCGGACGCTCGTCAGTTTCGACTGAGTGGCGCGCTCCTGCGCTTCAAGTATCCGCCACCGCCGATAGTCGTTCGACGCCCGAAGGTGCGCTACAGCCTCTTTGGTGGCGACGGACGATTTGCCTGCCTGCTCGACGAAGGTGCGCGCGTGGCGATACTTGAAGTCTGCCTCTGCTTCGGCGCGTTGTGCGGAGAGGTCCGCGAAGCGTTCTGCCTCCTCGTCGAGAACCTCGCAGAGCCGGATGATCTTCTCCTCAACTTCTCCGAGGGTGAGTGGGCCTTGAAGCATCAGAGGATTTCCGTGATGGTCAGGCGCAGTCCGTTCTGCTTTCCGATCTCAACGGGTAGAAAGGTGAGGGCGATGACATGGCGGTCGTTGTCATCTTCGAGGACGCGCGCGTCGACGAGGCCGTCGATCGCGGCCTTCACCGACGGGTAGCACGCGGCGACGTCTGGCTTCCAACGTTTGTCCTTTGCGAGCGGTTGCGCCTCGATGACTACGCGGTGAAGGCGGGGGATGCCTGCGGCGAGAGCGCGCCATGCCCAACGGTTGCGGGCGTCGCGCACCATCGCGGCGCGCTTGTGGTAGTGCCATCGCCGCTCAGCGTTGGTGGTCCACGGTCGCTCGGTGTCGGTGAGAGTCCACTCAGGCATCGTCGCTATCGGCTTCCGGGTGACGTACTGCGAGCAGTCCGAGGTCGAGTGAGTCTGCCGGGTGGTCGTGAATCCAGTCGTGGCATCGGCGGCAGATGGCGCGGACGTTGTCCGGGTCGAGGATGTCTCCGCCTCTCGCCCGGGTGAGGACTTCGTGGACGTCCGTTGAGTAGCCGAAGCACCGGTGGCCGGTGTCGACGGACCGGATCACACTTCCGGCCTCGCATCGCGTTCTATGGGATAGAACCTCGGCGACGAACTCGCGGCGGGCGACTGAAACCTTGCGGCGCTTGTCAGACATGGGGGAGAGTCTGGTCTTTCGTTGTGGTCCCGGTCCACGCTTCAAGGGTGTGGTCCGCTTGAGCGGGCCAGAGCGTTTCATCGTGTCGGCCTCGCGATCCCGGCGATCCAGCCGTCGAACCGCTGAAGGTTGACCGGCTTCCCGAGACGTTCCCGCTCTGCCTTGTACGCCTCTCGCGCGATCTCGACACCGCGACGGAATGGGGCGGGCGGGGCGGCGGTGAGTTGTGGGGCGGGTTGCGCCCGGGCGAGTTGACGGCGGTACTCGTCGAGGATGACGGCGATCGGTGGGCGTCGAGCCTCCGACCATGTCCGGACGACCTCACGGACAGCGATCATCGCCTCATTCGGTTGGCTCAACTTCTCGATCTCTGCCGTGTAGATCATCACGGTGTCATCGTTCCATCCGGTCGTGCCTGCGACCAGATAGCCGACGAGGGTGATGGCGCGTTCACGATCCATTCTTGGTCTCCTCCATCATGCGCCGGAGCGCGTTCATGCCGGGCGCTTCTCGCCTCGGTTCCTTGCGGTCGGCGGGTAGGACGTCCTCCCACCGTCTGCCGTTGATCCATGTCGCGGGGTGCGGAATGTATTGGGTGGCGGTCCCGTTGCGATGCCAGAAGCCGACATGCTCGGGGAGGGCGGCGAGGGCCGCGTCACGATCGGCGGGCTTTAGTTTCTGCCACGCCTTAGCCGCCTGCGCCTTCCCGGTCTTTCGAGGGTATGCCGTCCAGAAGTCATCCCACCGATCGGACACCTCGACGTCGAGTGTTGGTTCCGGGTTCCGGGTTAGGGGTTCCGGGTTAGGGGTTCTTGGGGTGACGGACCCCTTCCCGGAAGGGTTGCCGGAAGGGTTACCGGAAGGGTTACCGGAAGGGTTACCGATGAGGTCGTCTAACTCACTCTCGACGGCATCCCGAAGGGTTGGCGAAACGATCTCCTCGACGGCGGCGGCGATCGCCTTTCTCCCGTTTGGTTGCGAATACATCTCGTCGTAGCGCATGTAGGTGCGGACAAGAAGTTCCTCGGTGTCATCGTCGACGACGACGAACCCGCTCGATGACAGGTCACCGATCGCGGCGAGGATGTCCTCGACGTCGAGGTCCGGATACATCGAAGCCCACCGGCGCGGGACGGTCGGCAGGACTCCGGCCTTCGAGATGTTTGCCTGCGAGATCAGTTGAAGGTAGATCATCTTCGACCGGGACGGGAGCGCGAGCCAGTCGGGATCGGTCCAGATCGAGCGCATAACCCTCACATACTTGCTCACGGTCGCCACCTCCTGCGGGTGTCGCACCGGGCGGATACAGTTTCCATGTTCGACCTCCTGAGGGTCGTTCCATGCCCGGGGACGGAGTGGTGCCGTCGCCCGGGCGCTTACGTTGCGGGCGGACCGTAGCCGGTTTGCGACGACGATGCCGAGCACCACGCTGGTACTCTCGACTCGCCGAGGTCGCCTCCACCTCGGTCCGGGGGCGGCGGGTCGCTGGTTGGTCGGCCCGCCGCCCGCCGGTCTAGTCCTTGACCGTCGCGCCGGGGAACTCTTCGAGCAACGACTCAAGGATGAGGACCGACTTCTCCGTCTCGATGGTCTCAACCTTCTGCGGGATGGTGATCCCGTCCTCGACAACGACGCCGTCCTCAATGTCGTCACCAAGCAGACGCTCGACAAGGTCGAGGATCGCCGACTCGCGGAGGTCTTCGCCATGCTCGGCGGTGTAGTCGCCCCACACCTGACGGGCCATCTCCTTATCCCCATCGCAGGCGGCGAGGACACGACGCTTCGCCTCTGCCACCGGGAGCGTCGGGTCCGCGAACGGATCGTCCTGAACGGGCGTTCCTGTGGCGTCTACGTCGCCGCCGATCTCCTCCGGGACGTACCCGGCACCGAGGACAACATCGGGGAACAGGACGCGACAGAGGGCGGACACGGCACGCCATGTCAACATCGAGTCGAGATACGTCTGCCAGTTCTTCTTGCCAGACAGCCCTGCGCGTTTCGCGTCCAACTCTGAGAACTTCGCGGTGTGTTCGTCGCCGGTGTCGGCACGTTTCCCGCTCGCGACGGCGGCACGCCCGCCGGACGTTTCGGCGATTAGGTTCAGGGTGACGGAGTGACCGGCGCGGCGCACGAGGCCGAGCATCGCTTCCGGTCGGAGGGACGCGGTCCCCTCGATGACATGGTAGTTGCGAAGCGAGGTCATGATGTCCCAGCCGAAAGACTGACCGGCGAGACCGGCGGCGATGATGTCAGCCGACCGGTTGCGGTAGGCGGCGGGGATGATCCGGGACTCCCCGAGAACGTCGGCCTGCTTGACCAGCAGATCGAACGATCCGAGAGAGTTGATAGGGACGATTTCTTGACTCACAGTTTCTCCTTACAGTTGGTTGGTGGATTTATGGTACTCAGCGGGTGTGTCGGTCAGAACGGTTGATCGTCGAACGCCGGTGCGCTCAAGGTGGTGATCCGGACTTCCTGCCAGTTGTCGAGGTAGGTCATCCCCTCGGCTCGAAGTTGCGCGGCGGCGCTTGTCCGGAATGGTCCGAGCCATCCGAAGTCGAAGGACATGACCCACCAGCCGACGTCGTGGGGCAGAGGCTCCCACGGGTCTCCGGCCTCCGGGCGCATCGCGGCCTCGAAGTCGGCAGGGTTCACCCCGAGTGGAACCTTTGAATCAGCGCTCACGGTAAGCCTCCATGTTGACAGCGATCCGGGCGCAGTTGTCACAAATAAACATTGAGTGCCTGTTCTTCTGTATCATGTCGACGTTCGTCGAAACGCTCTTCGCGCCGAGCCGAGTGTCGAGCATGGTGGTCGCGCGGCAGGCGGCGTGATCCTGATCGGCGTCCCAGCCGATGCGGGCGAGGTGGAACTTGCCGCCGGTCTCCGACAGGTAGAAGTTGATGTAGGTGTATCTGCTCATGCCAACTCGGGCCTCTCGACGATGAACTCCTTCGCCTCGCGGAGCGTCCGGTACCACGCGCCGAGCGACGCGGTGAACGCGCC